TGGCGGTCCCTTCTTCAAGATCAGTTTCATTTCGTTTTCAGCTTGGTGGACTTTTCGTTTAGTGTTGTCTTGAGCGAGATTTAATGCCTTAGCGATGTCGCGCATTGACTTCGGCTCGTTGTTTTTTAACCCGTGGCGCAGCTCAATAAGCTGTCTTGCCTCATCGCTCATGTGCGTTAACGCCTGATGCACCGCTTCTATTCGTGTCTCCAGCTCAACGTCATCAGAAGTAGGGTCGTCATCAGCAGCGATCAGTTCGATGTAGGTGCTTGCTTCGCCTGAGTTATTGACCTTGGCATCAAGGCTGCCAGCATCAATAGAAGCGGCTATGTAGTATTTCATCGCTCGCGGTGTGATATTGACAAACTCAGCGCAGCTTTCAATACTTGGCGTTCGACCGTACTGCCGCTGGTACTCAATCGAGAATGACCGTACCTTGCGCAATACCTCGATAGCGCCACTTGGCAGTTTGATGATCCGGTCATACGTTTGAATTGCACGCATGATGCCTTGCCGGATCCACCAGTAGGCGTAGGTGCTGAACTTGTACCCGCGTTCAGGGTCGAACAGTTCTACCGCACGGATCAAACCGATATTGCCTTCCTGCACTAGGTCGTGCATGGTAAGGCGATTGGTCATGTGCTTGTATTTCTTGGCAACACCTACCACAAGGCGTAGGTTGCCTTTGATCATCCGTTCTTTGGCACGCTTGCCGATTTTGATGATGCGTTGTTGCTGCTTGGTTGGGTTGTCGTTGTCTCGTATCTCCGTCATCCGCTTAATCGCATGACCGAGTTCGATCTCCTCTGCGCCCGTTAGCAGAGGGATCTTGCCGATTTCGTTTAGATAGTCGCGGAGCGGATCAGCCATCGAGAAAAAAGAAAGGGGGCAAAGCCCCCGGGTACATTAGAACGGCATGTCATCGGCTGCAGCCTTTTGTTTCGGCGGCAACGTGAAGTCGTTAACTGCAACATCAAGTGATGCGCCAGGAGTGCCGTCCTTCCGTTCAAACGTCTCGATGTACGCCTGTCCGGTCACGGTAATTTGACTGCCCTTGGTCAGAAAGTCATCGACGACCTTGGCGCGTGGACCCCATACAGCGCAGCGCAGCGCGGTAGTGCGGTCTTCGCCTTTTACCTTTTTGTTGACCATCAAGGTGAAGTTGGCAACCTCACGATCACCAACGGTCTTGAGTTCGGGGTCAGCGGCGAGATTGCCTACTGCGGTAATTTGGAGCATGAGCCGAAGAATTTGGAAAGGATAATTGACAATGCTTGTTGCGCTGAATACTGACGTGCCTGCATGAAGTGTTCAAGCTGTGCCCGCAGATGCGGTGGTAGCAGTTCAAGATCAGCAGGGAGATGAGGCTTCATCGTTGTGCGTTGTGCAGCGTATGCTGCTGCCATCTGAGCGTGCATCATCTCATCCGTCATGGCGCTGCCGTGGGTTTAGGTGGACAGGCGCTCCTGGATAAACCGCAGGTGTTTAGGGAGCGTGATATGAGCTGTCATTAGCTCACCTTCTGGCACCTCAAACGCCTTGTTGAACTCCTTGATGATCTTGTTGCGTTTGACAACAACTTCTGCTGCCAACAGGTCGCGGATCGTTTTTAGATCCTTGTCCGTGATCGGGAGGTCCTCAGCGTCTAGATCAGGTGCCGATTCATCCTTTGTAGCGGCGGCAGCAGGTTTCGCTTTGGCAGGCGCTGAAGGTGTAACAGGTGGTGATGCAGGTTCACCTTTTGCCTCCTCTACTTCTTCGCGTGCCCATAGCTCATAGCCAAGGCTAAAGAAGTAAGCGGCTGCAGCACAAAGACCACGACGATGCGTGTCAGTTAAAACGCGGCAGGATACCTTGTCAAAAGCGACAGGCTGATTCCTGTGATCCTGGCAAGGGTACGGGAAGCAAACAGTTGATTCCCCATCAGGACCACGGAAGTAACCCATGATGTAACCGCTGCCGTCTGGTGCTTTCCAGACGTGGCTACCAGCGTCGTCCTGCATGAGGGCGAACTGCCAGCCTGGTGCATTGGCGTGTAGGTGATTTGCGATCCGCGCCCAGGAAACGTAGTCTGCGGCGTAGGATCCAGTCCCTTTGCGGAATACGTCATCTTTAGTGATGACACCCGCGAGGTTTGGGTAAGTCATGAGGCGTTAGGTGTTAGCGCAGTGAGCGTGATGACGGCGCCCGGTTGTTCGTTTTCTGTGCAGTAACGCTTGGTTGCGGTGACAGATACAACTTGGCGGTCATCGTCAAAAAGGACACCAGTAAGGGCGTCGTTGGTGGAGCGAATCAGCTTCTCAATATCGCCATTGCGAGCTGAAGTGCAGTGCTGGGGGGCGGACGGGCGTAGTGCATTCTTTTTCCCGTAGTGGGATGATGGTCGAAGGAAGCGGAACACTACCGAAAGGGACATAGCTGGAGCGGTGTCCCAGTTAGCAGGTTTGGCAGCTAGGGCTGTGAACTTGACGTCCTGCCGCCATGGTTTGACATTCTTACTGGATTCCACCATTACACCGTTGCCCATGTGCCGCTTTGAGCCTTGGGGCGCTGGCAGCCCATGGACGTTGAAGGTGATGGAATCGTTCAAGATGTTATGCGGAGCTGGTAGAAGACTGTCACATTTCGCTGTGCAAGTCCAGCGTCAATGTCTTGTTCTTTAATGGTGCGGATTGCCTTCTCAGCATCTTTGCTGTGCTTGTAGCTATTGCGCTGGCAGCGGATGTACTTAGCGTTGTCGAACTCGTAGATACCGTCGTCGGTTTCGTGGCTATCAAGTTCGCCTAGCGCGATGGCGCCTTGTAGTTGTTCTTTCAGGAAATCTTCGCGGGCTTCTAGCTCCTCGCGTTCAGCTCGCAGTTCGATGAGCTGATTGATTAGATCCTTGGCGGTGGTCATTGTGCGCGTTGGGTAGATGGGCAGAGTAGGTTTTGCTGTTCGATGTACTGCAGTGTGATTCCGGCGGTAATGACTGCAGCAAGGCAGAAAAGAAAAGGCAGGCTGAGGCGTAGTGATGGACGTGTGTAGGAATCCATCAGGACGTACAGCCCGCGCTGTAGGCGGACTGTGTGTTTCATGCAGCAGTGATTCTGATCCGGTTGGTCAGATCTTGGATCAGGTCGCGCCCGTAATCGCTGCCGGGGTCGCTGCCGTAACGGCGGAGGATGTCTGCTGCGAGTTCGATCAGCGTGTCGCCTAGTTCGTTGCTGATGTAGTTGTCGAGATCGCTAGCGAGGTCGCGGGCTAGCTGGGTCTCTTCTGCAGCGGTGAGGTCGTAGGTCATGGGACTGAATACGCAGTGGGTAGGGTGCCCCCGTTGCCGAGGGCTTGGGAACATTAGGCGATAGCCCAGCGGCGGGCGGTGGATGGTGAGCAGTGCCAGTAATCGGCTACCTGCTTCCATGTCCAGCCGCGCTGGCGTTGTTCGTTGATGCGTTGTGCCTTGGATTTACTGAAGTGCCAGATCAGGAGCAGTGGCAGCAGCAGTAGGGCAAGGAGCCATACGGCGGTAGTTGTGATCATGGGACTGGTTACGCGTTGGGCGGTGAGGCGCTGTGCCTCATGGGTCCATTATGGCACCAAAACGGGTGGAAAGCAAGGGCGATCCACCCCTGAAACAAATTGAAAAGGACTGCTCACCCCTGCTGATCGAGCTGCTTCGAGCCGGTGGTGCTCAGGTCTTTGTTGTACGAACCAGTCACTGCGTAGCTCAGCACAGGCTTTTGGCTCATGCGGAAGAATACCATTTGCCCGATCTTCATGCCGGGATACAAGGGCAGCGGCAGTAGCTGACGACTGTTCTTCAGCTCCAAGGTCAGCACGCTGCCATGCCAACCAGGATCCAGCGTGCAGGTTTTCGTAGCCTTCTCGTGCGCGGCTTGATTTCAGGAAGAACAAGCCAGCGATGTTTTCTGGCATGTTGAACACCTCGATGGTCTGGGCGAGGATGAACTGTCCTGGCTTCAGCTCGTAGGGATTCTCTGCGGTGCGTCCTGCAATGCTGAGCGGGCGCATGTCTAGGTTCTCTGCCGACTCGATCATGATCGTGTCACCAAGCCGCAGGTCAAGACTGGCTGGATTGACCAATGCCTCGTCATGATTTTGCACCATGCCGTCGGTGCAGAGTGCTTTGATTTCGTAGTCGCAGAGGATGGTCATTGCCTAATTTGGCTGAAATTTGAAGTTGATTAGGAGTTTATGCCAGTGACCGCTAAGTTTTTAATAAGGGGTTGGCTTATTAAAGGTTTCTGGCAGTAGTGGGTCTGATTACAAGGCTTTGATCAGTTCAGCGAAGTGGCGAAGCGTCTGCATCTTGCCCTGCTCATAGCTGCTCCAAACGTCGCTGATGTCCTCAGTTGGATCACTGGGGCTAGTCAGTGCCCAACACTCTGGGAAGCAGAGACCTGCCTCAAGGGCAGCTTGAATAATCTGTTGGTCGGTCATTGGTGGGTCTGACTACTGGGCTTCAAGCTCGGCAGCGATTGCGAGAAGTTGGGTGCGGATAGCCTGAGATTGGCGCCACTGCATATTGGAGATGAAATTGCCCATGTGCGGCGAGCTGACTGGCTCTTGTTGATCTGGCACCACCTGATCCGCAGCAGCTCGCAGAACGGCAGCAACGCATTGATAATCTCTCTGCATAGGGCCATCTAGCCAACCACAGTTATCCATGTAGGCGTCCAGGACTGCATCTGCGGCGGATGAAAGTTCAGACATAGAAGTGGTAATGGCTATTCGGCTTCTGGTTCGTAAGGCTGCGGCACTACGGAGTGCATAGCGTCGAGCAACATCTTTTCGTGCTGCTCGTAGCCCGCTCGATATGCCTCGCAAATGAGCCAGACATCTACATCGCCTCTGGGGGCTCTATCGACACCCATTAGAAAGGCTTTGTCACAAAGCGTCTGTACCAGCTCAGGCGGTGGGGTGATGGGGTGTTGTTGTGTCATGGGTAATTATTGGTAATGGCTAATGAATAGGGACTTACAAAAGGAAGGCTTGCTTGCACGGTGCCTCTAAAAGGGAGAACGCACCCTGTGGAACCGCACCGCGTCCTCGCTGGGAACCTTTAACTTCACGCGCTTGGGAAGTACAGCCCACCAGTTAGCCCGACCAGTGGCATCCCCTACGCAGGCAGCAAGCTGAACAACGGGAGCTGTTGCTCCTTTATGCCCCATCATCAGTGCTCGTGGTAATGCCGTGTAGCGTCTAACTGCCAGCAATACTCCAGATAAGCTATCTGCCACTCAGCCTCACTATTCAGCATGTACTGCTGAATTGGGCTCAGCTTGATGCAGTCCTCAGCAGGAATACGGTCAAACAGACCAAGCAAGCGCATTGCTAGCCGCCACACAGCTTTGACCATCAGCCTTTGTCCTCGTTGAAGTTGGCTACCTCAGTAACAGCGCCCTTAAAGCCGTGGTAATACAACACGCCTTTGCGCTGCTCATCTGGGCAGAAACATTCATAGCGAAGATCACGCACGATGTCGGTTAAAAGCGACAGAGCGTCATTCATTGCAAAAATGGCATCCTGGTGGCAAGTATCGGTATCGTCGTCATACCAGTCACCCATTGCGCTGACGACTGCGCTTTGAATCACCTTGAGCTGCGCTTCGTGCTTCTCTAACCACTCACCCTTGAGCACCAAGCGTTGCACTCTGTCTTGATGCATCTGCTTTTGACGGTCCTCGGCATCGTTCTTGTTCTGATCCATAATCGGTGTAGTCAACATGCGCTCCTTGATAGCTGCTTGAGTTTCAGACGGTTGGTTTGCCAGTGGCAATGCCCAAGCGATTAGATCATTGCCGTTCTGTGCAGGACCACGGATAGCAGCACGGATCGGAACGGTAGAAGGCACGATTGCCCACCAGTCCTCGTTGTCTGGCTCATAAACCAGAACATCAACAAAGCCTTGGTGTTCGCTGTGCATGACGGCTACCTTGCCGCCTTGCTTCTTACCGTTAGTGTCGCTCTGTTTGCTGTGGAACCAGCGGTACGGAACCGCCTCGATGTTTTTAGGGGCTGTGGTGGTTTCGGTCATGAGAAGCCTTCTTCAAGATCAACGGTGATGCCGCATTCGTTCCATAGACGTGCGGCGTAGAGTTTGCGCAGCTCGCGTATTTCGCTAGCTTTTGACCAGTTTGCGTGACGTTGGAAGTAATGCTCACGAGTTGTCTCCCATGAATAGCCGATAAAGATCAGCTCACTGGGGACAGATTTAACTGCAGTACGAAAGTTCATTGGCGGCGCCTGTGAAACATCTCTGTCAGCTTTGCATTGAGCTTGATGATTTCATCAGCCCAACTGCCAGCTTCAATCTCAGTCTTTCCACTCTCAGGATCGACGAGGGTGTTGTGAGCATTTCTGGCTAGCTCATAGAGCAGGTCAAGTTCAACAGCATCAAACTGACAGACGTAGATGTGATCGTGTCTGTTACTGCTGGTGCAGGTTGGATCAAGCTGCTTCATCGCTGAACCTCCTGTGTGCCGCTATGGGTTGAGCCGTGATGTCCGCTGGCTTCAATGCTGATCATGGCGAAGACTGATGCAGCGAACAGAAAGCAGATGAAGTTGTTGACGTAGCTGAGGGTTTTAGTAGCTGTTCCACGCGTCCGCCTGCGGGACGTATTCGACGTGGAACGTCGCACCCGTGATGGTGCAGGAACGCTTGAGAATGTCGAGCTTGTCGTAGGCGACAACTTCGAGAAATGCGGCAGAGCCGGTTGGTGAGGTGCGTGTTCCATATTCATCGGTGATTGTGCAGAAAACTTCGTACATAGGTCAGGCTTGGTTGTAGCCATCAAACCACTCGCCATCTTTGCGAGTTTCAGGATTGCGGCACCACTGCTGTGCCTGCTCAAGGGTTAAACCGCGTTTGATTACACGGTTGGGCTTGCTCAGGCTTGGGTGGTAAAAGCGGATGATGTTGTAGGTAGGCATGGTTCAGCGCAGCGCGAGTTTTTGTGCAATGAGCGTTTGAACCTGCTTCATCTGCTTGTTCACTGCATGCTTGGCTTTGCCGCAGGCTGCAAAATCACCGCGAGCGAAGCAGTGCAGGTACTCGGTCTGGGCGTCTGAAAGCTGCTGTTTGGCAGCCTCCAAGTCTGCAAGGATCGTGTTCATCAGAAGGGCTGAGGCGGGGTAGCTGGGCGCCTCATGCAGTAATGATGCCAGGGAATCCGGCGGAAAGCAAGGGGAAACGCAGCGGATTTACCGAAATCAGTCCGCACCGTGTTTCAGCCCTGGGAACTGCCCGCCCTTGCTGCGCCCAGATTTCCCAGCCCGTCTGCGTCCTAGCCGCTCGTACTTCCGCTCGCTGTCCTCCTGCGCCTGTGCCACTGCCTCCTCGTATCCCGGTGGCGCCAGATCCGGTCGGCGCTGAAAAATGGCAGTCCAGTCCAAGTCGCCTAAAACGGCAGTTCCGTCAGCTTGAATGCGTCCCACGCGTCCACCCATGCCATCAGGCATTCGTCTGGCTCGTTCTGGATCAGTTTGCAGCGCCCAGGTCCGACGACCACGGTGTAACAACCATCCACCGTCAGTTTCGGGTGGTGGTCGATCAGCATGGCAAGGTAGCCGCCAAGCTGCGCCTTAGCAGGCTTTCGCCTGTCTACCGCAGTTTCGTTACCAACTGTTTTCAAGTCGCCCAAAATCACCTTCCCGTTCGGGCTACGCAGCAAAAAGTCGAAGCTGCCGCCGATCCCCTTTCGCGCATCGCATAGCCGGTACTCGACCGCCAGCGGTTCGGAATCACGCAGCAGCCAGCAGTCCTGCAGTGCTTGCGTCCATTCCTCGTACTCGGTTTCCGGCAATTCCTGCCCGCTCAGCATCGATTCACAGAACCCGTGAACCGCATTACCACGGGGCGCCCACAGGTGTTTGGTCCGCTCGAACTGCGCTTCCTGCTCAGGGCTGGTGCGGTTGGTGACCTTAGAAACGCTGAACGGCAGCCACCGCCCCTGGTAGCGGTAGCGATGCAAATCCTCGTAAAAGTCAAGCTCTGGGATGGGCGGCAGCAAGTTGGCAGGACGGCGTTGGCATGGCATTATGGCGCGGTTCCGCCTGGAAATCAACTCCCATGACCATCGGCAAAGGCATCTCCGTTGAAATTGATGAGACCATCCTCAAGCGTCTTGACGCCTACCGCCCTTCCTACACCACCCGAAAAGTGTTTATCAATTTGATACTCGACGCTGGCGTGTCAAAGATGGAAAAGGAACAAGCCACTGTCGCTGATTCCCTGCCACAATAAAAAACCCCGGCTGCGCGAACAGCCGAGGCAATGCACCAAAACACGCGACCATCTTACATGACTGCAGAACAGTACGCCAGAGGCACAAAACCTTTCTCGCTTATCCCGAACGAAATCCTTGATACCGCACCTGACTATCACATCATCATGGTTTGGTGCGCCATCTGGAGGCATGGCAACGGCAGCGATGAAGGCTGCTGGGCATCAGTTGAACGCCTAGCAAAGGTGGCTCGGATTGGCAAACATCGCACCAGAGATGCAATCCGCTGGTTAAAGGAAAACCGCTGGTTGATCGCTGAGGACCGCCCCGGCTACACCACCCGTTACCGCACATCCCTTGAAGGCGGAACCGGCAAAAAAGCGGAGCCAATCCCCCTTGCTGGCGCAGCCGCTGGACCCCTTCCAACACCAGGAACCCCTTCCAACCCCAGGGAGGGGTACCCCTTCCAGCACCAGGAAGGCGAACAAGATCCCCTTGAACAAGATCCCAACAGCCTTTCGTCTTCCGGTATTTCTGACGAAATACCTACAGACGAAGCTGCAAACGAGTTTTGCAGCAGTTTTTCCGATGGTTTCAGCCTTACCCCACCCAGCAGCCAGCAGCCGCCAAAACGGAAGCCACGCGCCAAAGGCGATGAGCAGTTCGAGCAGTTCTGGAAGCTGTACCTATCAGCCCCCGTTCGTGCTGCTAGCCAGTCCAAGCCCCGTGCGCTGCAGCAGTGGCAGAAGACAGTCCGGACCGAAACGCCCGCGTCCCTGCTGGAAGCATTGGAAACTGAGATCGCCCACCAGAACGCAGCCGCTGGTACTTTCGTCTGCCCGCTTCCCGACTGTTTCCGCTGGCTACGTGACGAGCGTTACAGCAGCGTCACCGACCGCCCAATCGCGCATGGCACCATCCCCGACGTGATCCGATGAAACTGTTCAACCCTGAAAGCAAAAACCACATCGTCTACGCCGTCCTCCCCAAAGCAGCCAAGGAAGGCACCGCCCCGGCATTTCGCACCGTCGATGCCTACGACTTTGAGGAGGCAGAGCGGAAGCTAGACAAGTTCCAGCTACGCAACGCCTACCCCTACCCGCTGGGGCGTTACGACGAGTTCGGCAGGTACATGACCTACAAGCCGCCAGTCGAGGGCGGCACGCCCGGCAGGTTCGTCATCCATCCGTTCGCCGAGGAAGAGCGTAAGCGCGAGGAGGCATTCGCCTGATGCCGCTAAAACGCCTGTCCACCGAGCACGGTGCCCGCGAGCTCCTAGAACGCCTCATCGCTGCTGGGCGCTGCACCATCGAAGATTTCGACAGCCCGCCACCAGGGCACAACAACCCAAGCGCCTACAGGAACCTGTTACGCGATCCTGAGCATTACGCCAACCCGCACGTTCAGGTCACAGACCCGCGTGACTTCCAGCCTGAACCCGACGAAAACCCGCTCCCGTACTGAGATTTGACCGAAAAGCGCACCGCCGTCAAAGTCGGCTTGACCGCCGACGAAAACGCTCACATCACCCGCCAAGCCCAAGCCCTTGGCATGGATCGCTCCACCCTGATGCGCCTCCGCGCCCTAGGTGACCCTGCAGTCGCTGCTAACGCCGCTGCAGCACCACTCACCCTGCAGACCTACCACCGCGCCGTACAGGCTGCCCTAGCCGCCTCTCGTGGTTGCGCACCGCGCCCCATCATCGAAGCCATCGCCGCTGCTGTCATCAACGCCGTCCATGTCAAACCGCAAACGCCCGCTACCCGATCCGCAGGAGCTGCTCACACTGATGGATGACTACCTCACTGCCCTCTACAACCAACGCCATGACCCCACGCGACCGCCTGAACTCACTGGTCGAATCAGCCGCTTCATCCGTCCAGCCGACTTGCCATACGCTCGATGACGGCAGCGTTCGCGTTTGCATTGGCGACACCTGCGGCACCGTTTCTTCTCATCACCTCGTCGAACCAAAAATCAATCAGCTACGGCAGTTGAAATCTTCTACCTAACCTTGTTATCCTTTCTGCACTCGCTACACCTACTCAGTGCCATCCATTGATTCACTGAAGTCAGACCATAAAAATGCCCGCAAGCGCACCGACCGCTCTGCTGCCCTGATCAAAGAATCCATCGACCGTTACGGTGCAGCACGCTCTATCGTCATCGACGAAGAAAATCGCATCCTCGCCGGCAACGGCACCGTCGAAGGCGCTAAAGCAGCAGGCATCAAAAACGTCCGCATCATCGAAACCGACGGTGACGAAATCATCGCCGTACGTCGCACCGGACTGTCAGAAGACGAAAAAGTCGGTTTAGCCCTAGCGGATAACCGCACCAGCGATCTCAGCGAGTGGGATCAGGACATGCTTCGTCATCTATCAAACGAACACGACATCAGTCCATGGTTTGAACAAACCGACCTAGACAGCCTGCTGGACGACGCTGAAACAGCATTCCCAGAACTAGACGACGGCGACAAGCAACCCTTTCAGCAGATGGCGTTCACTCTCCATGACGACCAAGCCATAATCGTCCAAGAAGCCCTAAACAAAGCAAAAGCGATGGGCTCCTTTGACGAATCCATCAACGAAAACAGCAACGGCAACGCACTTGCTCGTGTTGCTGAACTCTTCCTTTCATGGGGTAGTGATCATGGCCTCCGCTAAAGACATACTTGTTAAACCCATCAAGGCAGCCGCCGCAAACGAACTGGTTAAACGCGTTCACTACTCCAGCAAAGTAGTTCCCAATAGCCAACTACACTTTGGCGTCTACCTAAACGGTCAACTGCTGGGTGCAATGCAGTTTGGTCCCAGCATGGACAAACGCAAAACACAAGCATTCGTCCGTGACACGCCATGGAACGGGTTCCTAGAACTAAACCGTATGGCGTTTCATGACCTCTTGCCACGCAACAGCGAATCACGCGCTATCGCCATCGCCATCAAATTAATCCGCAAACAATACCCACACATCCAGTGGATAGTCTCATACGCTGACGGTTCACAGTGCGGTGATGGCACTATCTACCGTGCCAGCGGTTTTTACCTCACAGGCATCAAACCCAACACATCCATGCTTCGCTTTCCTGATGGCGAGGTCTACGCTACCCTCCCCATCACAAACGGCGGGTCATCAAAAGAAGGTTGCGCCCTACGTCGTCGCCTATGTAAAAAATGGAACATCCCCTACTACTCCGGTGCCACAATCGCACCCTTTAAAGCAATCGGCGCTAAATTCGTTCCTGGCTTCCAGCTACGCTACATCTACCTCATAGATCAATCAGCCAAACAACGCCTAACCATACCCATCCTCCCATTCTCTAAAATCGAAGAGGTAGGTGCCAGAATGTATAAAGGTGCTAGCATGACCACGCGAGGTAAGCAGGCAACAGGCGCTACCAGCGTCTCGGCGGCGGAGCATCACCGACCACCTCGCTCCATTTCATCGCAAGAGGTGTCCTAATGGCAGCTCATCGCGGTACTAAAGCAGAAACTGAACTTCGCGCTCAACGCTTCGCTCGCATCATCGCTAACGGTGGGCGACGTTCAGATTGCATACGATTTGCATCGGAAAACTGGGGGGTAAGCGAACGCGCCTGTGATAAATACCTCCAACTAGCACGTGATCAACTGCGTGCGGACTGGGACATAGAACGCCCGCAGATGATCGCTGATCTTCTATCCCAATGCTCAACACTGCAGCTTGAAGCACGCAAAGCTGGGCAGTACCACATCGCTCTCGGCGCTATCAATACTGCTGCACGCTTGGCGCAGCTTTGCTCGTGAGCATTCTGTCTGCGCTGCCAGAAGGTCACGTCCTACAACAGCTCAACCACTCCGGCGAGCTAATAGACACTGACCAACTGCTGCAGCGCATTCACAGCGACCTTCACCCTGGACAGCTAGCGTTCGTCACCGACGATCAAACTCAGATCATTGGCATCAGCGCAGGCTACGGCGCTGGTAAAACCCGTGCCCTAGCAGCAAAGGCAGTTACCCTCGCTGCCGCCAACCAAGGTTTCATCGGTTGCGTCATGGAACCAACCGGACCGCTAATCCGCGACATCTGGCAAAACGACTTCGAGCAGTTCCTAGAGCACTACGAGATCCCATACACCTTTCGTGCATCACCGCTGCCGGAGTACATGCTCCACCTACCAGGTGGCGACACGAAAATCCTGTGCCGTAGTTTCGAGAACTGGTCACGCATCATCGGTCTGAACCTTGCTTGGGTGCTGGCAGACGAGATCGATACCGTTACCCCAGCCATCGCTAACAAGGCATTCCCAAAAATCCTTGGTCGCTTACGTTCTGGCAACGTCCGTCAGTTCGGTGCCGCGTCAACGCCAGAAGGCTTTCGTTGGATGTGGACCACCTTCGGCAGCGAGGAGGCACAGACCAGACAGGATCGCAAGCTGATCAAAATGCGGTCGGTCGACAACCCGCACCTACCTCCGGACTTCATTGAGCGCCTCGAAGCGAACTACGATCCAACTCTGCTCAAGGCGTACCTAGACGGCGAGTTCGTCAACCTCACTACCGGCACTGTCTACGACCGCTTCGACCGCAGCAAGCACGTCATCAGCAAGCTGCCAGACACTGAACGCGAACCGCTACGCGTTGGCGTTGACTTCAACGTCGGCAATATGTCTGCCGTGATTGGCGTCAAGCTCAACAACACCCTGTTCGTGATCGACGAGATTAGCGGTGCTCACGACACCGATAGCCTCGCGCAGCAGATCAAAGCACACTACCCAGACCATCGTATTTACATCTACCCTGACGCCTCTGGTGGCAACCGCAGCACCAACGCCAGTCAAACCGACATCCAGATCCTGGAGTCCTACGGCATGGCAAACCAGTCACCACGCGCCAACCCACCAGTCAGAGACAGAGTTTCTGCTGTGCAGGCATTGCTAGAAAACGGCAAAGGACAGGTCAGGCTGCAGATCAGCGCAAGCTGTAAGCGCATGATCGAATGCCTAGAACTGCAGTGCTACACCGAAAAGGGCGATCCTGATAAAGATTCAGGGCATGACCACATGAATGACGCGCTCGGCTACCTAGTGTGGCGCGAGTTCAACCCGCTGCACATGGGAGCTGGTAGATCGACCGGGATTAGGCTATATTGATTTCACCAGCAAAGTCCCCTGCTGGGTGCTGGCGATAGTCAGCCAACTGAAACTGAAGTCGGGCAACCGCCGTGTGCGATCCGAGGGATGGTTCAGATTCACCTGCGTCGGGCAGGAGAGCCTCCACCTAGGTGGGGGTTTCTCTGTTTTTGGGGTATGCTAAGCAGCGTTCGGTTCAAACCCTACTCATGCTCACCGGCTCTGAACTACTCGCCAAGGTCAAAGAACTCAAGGATGCCAGCAAAACTGAGCTGGTCCGCGAGTGCGGCTACATCAAAGGCGACAAGCTCTGCTTCACCCAGTTCTACGAAGCACTCCTCGAAGCCAAAGGCTTTGAGCTGAAGCCCGCCGCAAAGCGTGGTCGCAGCCTGACCTACAAGACCAAAGTGCAGTTCAACGGCAAACTG